GGCGGCGAACACCATCATCTGGTATGCCCCGGTGACTTCTGTAGAAACTTACCTACAGGCAAACGCCCGCATCAACCGCCCCGGCCAGCACAACCCGATGACCATTGTGCACATCAAGGGTAGTGAGATAGAAGATAAGCTGTACCGGATGCTCCGGGCCAACATTAACAACCACGAAAAAATTATCGACCTGTACTACAAAGAGCTGGCTGAAGAAGCTTGACTATGTCAAAGTCTGTCTTTATCTGTAGGCGGTGTAAAGAAATAAAACAGGAGCAACCGTGATTGACATAGTAGACGCACCAAAGGAAGACACCGAACAGCTTGTGGTTCAGTACATCAAGCTACGGGAACAGATTTACGATCTGGAAGAGAAACACGAAGCAGCGGTCAAGGCGCTTAAGGATGAGCAGGAGCAGATCAGCAATCAGCTTATCTCCGTCTGCAACGCACTGAACGCCGACAGTATCCGCACTACCGCTGGCACAATCTCCCGGACAGTTACGAACCGCTACTGGGTCAGTGACTGGGAGAATATGTACAGTTTCATCAAGGAGCACGATGCCGTGCATCTTCTGGAGCGCCGCGTTCACTCCACGCATATGAAACAATTCTTGGAAGAAAACCCCGACTTGCTACCAATCGGACTTCAGGTAGACAGCCGGTACACAGTCAGAGTCCGCAAAGCATCGAGCAAGTAAGGAGACATCATGTCTAATCTAGCAATCTTCAAAGACAAAAGCGTAACTGCGCAAGGGCCGCGCGAACTCAGTGATCTGGCGAAATCCCTTTCCAGCAAGGGCACGACGTTCCGTCGTATTCAGGCCAACACCAACGGTACCTTCAAGCGCATCGTGAACGGTGAGCAGGTTGGAAACGCCGTCCGTAGTGAGATCAACGTAATTGTGGTTGGTGTGCTGCCTAGCGTATCGCGCACCTTCTATAAGGAAAAGTACGATCCCAACAAGGAAGCCACGCTCCCTGACTGCTGGTCTAATCTTGGTGACAAGCCGGAAGACGCAGCCGGTAATCCGCAGAGCAGCAACTGTATGAGCTGTCCGCAGAACGTTAAGGGTTCTGGTGACAACGGCGGTAAGGCTTGCCGCTACCAGCGTCGTATTGCTGTGCTTCTGGCGGGTGATCCGTCTGGTGACGTGTATCAGTTCAACGTTCCGGCCAAGTCTCTGTTTGGTAAGGGCGATGGTAACGTGCATCCGTTCGAAGGTTACGTTAAGTTTCTGACTGCAAACAGCGAAAGCATCGACAACGTCGTTACCAATATCAGCTTCGATGCTAACGCCAACACCATGGAGCTGCAGTTTAGCCCGCAGCGCCTGACCACCGATGAAGAGTACGAGATGGTACGTGCGGCCCAAGCGCGGCCTGAGACCAAGATGTACACCATGCTGACGGTGGCCCAGACGGACGGCGTTAAGAAGCAGCCTCCGGCTGTGGAAGCCAAGGCCAAGGTCGTGCGCAGCGACGAGCCGGAAGAAGTCGAGCTGGATGCACCTGTCGAAGTTGCGCCTACGAAGCGCAGCAGCAAGAAGCAGGAAGCAGCCCCTGCCCCTAAGAAGAGCATGGCTGAAACCATCGACGATTGGGGCGACGACGATTAACCATGAGCTATGGATACAGCGCACGGTTGATAGAAGTAAATAAAAAGGCAGACGCACGTATGCTTGGTGTGCGGCTAGGGAGGGTTTGTATGAAGAACGACATCCCCGTGTCCCTAGTCGCCGCCAAGCTAGGTGTCAGTAGGCAGACGGTTTACAACTGGTTTTGTGGGACGCATACCCCGCACCCATCGTTGCAAAACGCTCTATCTGCCTTCTGCGATAGCCTTACTTCTAAAAACTAAACACGTACTACAAACCCCTTAGTGGCCGGAGACGCAAGTCTCCGCATGAGCACCCATGTCTCAATTTGATCTCCTCACTACAGTGCAGCCCACCGAAGGGTGGTTTGCGGTTATTGGGATTAAGGATAAGGGAGTAGTACAGAAGTTTACCCAGAGCAGGGAAGAAGTAGACGTTATAGCTGCCAAGTTCATGGCGCAGAAACGCAACGTGTTCTTCGGCGTTGCGAAATACAAAGAAGAAGGTAGCCGCAAGAAGGACAACGTCAAAGCGCTTAAGGCGTTCTGGCTGGATATCGACTGCGGCGAAGCCAAGGCCGAGGTTAACGAAAAGACGGGGAGGCCGGATGGGTATATCGACCAAGCTACGGGACTGCAGGAATTAAAGCGGTTCTGCAAGCTGGTCGGTATGCCCAAGCCGGTCCTTGTTAACTCAGGGCGCGGCATACACGTATACTGGCCGCTTACTGAAGAAGTTACCCGCGAAGAGTGGGAGCCTGTGGCTGACAGGCTGCGTGAGCTTTGCAACACCCATGACCTCTACGTGGACCCAGCTGTCTTTGAGGCTGCGCGTGTGTTGCGCATCCCGGGTACCCTGAACTTCAAGGACGACCCGCCCACCGAAGTGACCCTTCTCCATGAAGGAAGCGCGGTAGACTTCGGTGCATTCAAAGCGCTGCTTGGCGTGCAGGAAAGGGAACCAAAACCCGAAGCGCCCAAGCGCGAGCTGAGCGAGCTTGCCAAGTCCTTACAGGCAAACATAGACAACAGCTTCTTCAAGATAATGCGCCGTAGCGCAGTAGGTAACGGGTGCAAGCAGTTACTGTCCTGTTACGAAGAGCGGGAAAGCCTGTCCGAGGTGCGGTGGTTTGACGCCCTGTCAGTAGCCAAGTTCTGTAAGGACAAAGACAAGGCCATCCATAAGCTATCGGCGGGGCACCCTGACTACGACCCCGAAGCCACTGAAGCCAAGATTAGGCATATCGGTGGACCGCACTCCTGCGCCACGTTCGAGAGAAATAACCCGGGTGGCTGCGAGGAATGCCCGTTTAAGGACAAGATTACTGGTCCCATTTTGTTGGGCAAGGTGCTTGCAGAGCCTACGGAAGATGACGATATCGCATCTGAAGAAGTCGAAGAGGAAGGCGAAGAGGACGCAGTCTGTAACCTACCCGCGTACCCAACAAACTACTTCCGGGGTAAGAACGGCGGTATCTACTATATGCCTCCCGGGGACGAGGAAGAACCTCAGCTTATCTACCCAGACGACTTGTTTGTGGTGAAACGTATGAGGGACCCGAACGTAGGGGACATGGTTGTGATGAAGCTGCACACCCCCTGCGACGGCATAAAAGAATTTACGGCTAGTTATGATGCCGTAACATCCAAGGATGAACTACGGAGCATCCTATCTTCAAACGGCGTAATGGCTAAGGCCAAACAATTCAAGCGCGTCATTGACTATGTAATTGACGCAACAAGCGAACTTAGATGCAAAGGAAAGGCAGACGAAATGAGACTTCAACTTGGCTGGGCCGATAACGACAGCAAATTTATTATCGGGGAAAAAGAAATAAGCGAACAGGGCACATTCTACAGCCCACCGTCGTCCACTACACGGGCCTTGGCTGACAAGATGATACCTACGGGTACGCTGGAAAAGTGGAAAGAAGTCTTCAACCTGTATGGTAAGCCGGGTCTGGAGCCCCATGCGTTTGCAGCGCTGACTGCCTTCGGTTCCCCCCTACTTAAGTTTACGGGGCAGAGCGGTGCGCTGGTTAACATGATCCACCCACGCTCCGGCACGGGTAAGACCACCATCCTGCATATGTGCAACAGCGTCTACGGCCACCCGCACACCTTGCTCCTGAGCAAGGAGGACACCCAGAACTCCCGTATGCAAATCGTTGGCACGTTGCGGCACCTGCCGCCTACCATCGACGAAATTACCAATATGACCTCCGAGAAGATATCGGACCTTGCCTACTCGCTACCCCAAGGGCGGGCCAAGGAACGCATGAAGGGGTCGTCTAACGAGCTGCGTCACAACGCTACGACATGGCAGCTTATTGGTTTGACCAGCTCCAACGCCTCCCTATATGAAAAACTGTCCCTGAATAAGGGCGCACCGGACGGAGAGATGATGCGTATAATTGAGTATAAGATTGATTATACCTCAACGCTGGACCCAGCCTACGCCAAGGAAATGTTTGACAGGCAGTTGATGGAGAACTACGGCCATGCTGGGCCTATCTACGCCGAGTATCTCGTGAAGCACCGGGACGAAGTCTATAAGTCGGTGCTTAAGACGCAGCGTGATGTTGACGGCAAACTTAAGCTTACCCAGCGCGAGCGCTTCTGGAGCGCCATACTGGCTTCCAATCTCACGGGTGGTGTCATTGCCAAGCGCCTTGGTCTGCTGGACTGGAACTTGGGGGCCATTTCTGACTGGGCTTGCCACATGATCGAAGAGATTCGCACCCAAGTTGTGGCCCCGCTGAACAACGAACTTGGTGTCTTCGGTGACTTTATGAACCGGCACTACCAGAATATGCTGGTTATAGACAGCGAAGTAGACAAGCGTTCTGGGCTTGATAAGCCTCCGAGGGTGGAGCCTAGGGGCGAACTCATGATCCGCTTCGAACCTGACACCAGACGCCTGTTTGTCGTTTCCAAGGCGTTCAGGAATGACTGCATCAAGCTACAGCACAACTACCAAGACACGATTAACGCGCTCAAGAAGCGTGGGATGATCCTTAAACTCGACGACAAGCGCATGGGTAAGGGTACAAACCTGATGTCAACGAACGTCCACGCGATTGAGTTTGACACGACGCATCCAGACTTTATTGATATGGGTAAGTTCCTACCCCCGGAGCCCGCCAATGCAGGTGGAGAAGGTTAACTACGACATAAACTGGAAGGCGTTTAAACGCGGGTGGTCGTTCTTCATACCGTGTTTGAATCCAGTGCAAGCCAGACGGGAATTACTTGCCACTACGGAACGCCTAAGGTTAACGGTAATTACTAAAGTGGTTATTGTAGAAGGTGTAAGAGGCTTGCGCGTCTGGCGTGTGTAGAGTAGTTTTACTGGACGAGAGTTGCTCCTCTCGTTGTTGGTGTTGGTCTGACTGACCCCCGCTGGGAAACTAGCGGGGGTCTTTTTTATTCTTT